GGTGCCTGATATCGTTAACCTTTCAACAGATTATTTGTCTATGACCACACGTGAGGAGAGAATTCATACTATTAAAGATTTCCTTTCTCGACCTATTATTATACAGACTGGCTTATGGAATTCCACTGGAACCTCATCTACTGCTGGTTCCCAACTATATACCGCTAATTTCCCCGAAGTTCTAATTTCAAATGCTATGTATCAAGAGAAACTGCGGGGTTTTGTTGGCTTAAGAGCTACACTTGTTGTTAAGGTGCAGGTAAACTCCCAACCATTCCAGCAAGGTAGATTGATGCTACAATACTATCCTTATGCTCAATATATGCCGAACCGAGTTTCTCTTGTTAATTCAACACTCCAAGGTCGCTCGGGTTGTCCTCGCACAGATTTAGATTTAAGTGTGGGTACCGAAGTCGAAATGCGTATACCATATGTTTCTCCTCACGTTTATTATAATCTTATTACTGGACAAGGTTCTTTTGGTGCGATATATTTAGTTGTATATAGTCAATTAAGGGACCAAATTTCTGGTACAGGATCTGTAGAATACACAGTTTGGGCTCATTTGGAGGATGTTGACGTTCAGTATCCAACTGGAGCGAATGTTTTCACTGGCAGCGCTCCTAATTTTGCTAATCTCGGACAGAAAATGATTGAGGGCAACTTTAGTGAAGCAGACTTACGTGAAACTTGGAAAACTAAATCTTTCCAGAAGAGTCCCGACAAAATCTTTGCGCAAGTAGCTTCCGAGATAAAAGGACTCAAGGAGAATGGTACTGTGAGTGCTGGTATCGGTCAGATTTCAGAAGGTTTAAGTACCATGTCTAGAATCCCTATCTTAGGTAATTTGTTCACACGGCCGGCATGGATTTCTGCACAAGCTTCTAACATTTTCAAAATGCTAGGTTTCTCTAAACCCACTGTACAAGGTTTGCCATGTGAGACGAAACTGAGGGGTCAAGTTCGTATGGCAAATTTCGATGGTGTGGACACTTCACATAAGATGGCTCTTTCCGTACAAAATGAAATAGAGACCAAATCTGGACTCGCTGGTACGTCAGCTGATGAGATGGATCTTTCTCATGTTCTATCTATACCAAACTTTTGGGACAGATTTACGTGGTCCACAACGGATACAACTGGCGCTAAGCTTTGGGACAACTATGTAACACCGATGAAGATCAAACCCTATTCTTCTACAATTACAGATAGATTTGTGACTACACATATGGGTTATGTTGCTAACACTCACGGGTATTGGCGAGGTTCTATCGTTTATACTTTTAAATTTGTTAAAACTCAATTCCATTCTGGCCGTTTGCGCATTAGCTTCATCCCTTTTTATTACAATACTGACATCTCAACTGGAGTTCCTGATGTTTCCAGGACGCAAAAGATTATTGTAGATTTGCGAACGTCGACTGAAGTTTCTTTCACCGTGCCTTACGTATCTTCACGTCCGTGGATGTTCTGTATTCGACCTGAATCTTCGTGGTTGGGTACTAATAATGCCATGATGTTCAATGCAGTTTCTGGAATCGTGCGGGTTGAAGTTTTGAATCAGCTTGTTGCAGCTAATAACGTATTTCAGTCGATAGATACCATTGTTGAAGTGAGTGGTGGTCCCGACTTAACTTTTGCTGCGCCCTCTGCACCTTCGTATGTGCCTTATGCTGGTTCGTTGACTGCACAGGCTGATGCGCGTAAAGAAGAGGAGAAAAAGCAGGAGTTCGATAACAATGTTCCTACTATCGTTACCCCGAAAATTTTGGCACAAGTTATGGGCGAGAACGAAGCAATAGCCAGAAATGACGCCCAGCATGGTGCGCATCCTATACCAATAGACACGCACGCAATTTCCTCTAATTGGTCCCCTGAAGCACACTGTATTGGTGAGAAAATAATGTCAATTAGGCAACTGATAAAGCGTTTTGGACAGTTCTTTGGTGTAAATCTAAATAATGCTAATCCACAGGCTATTATAGCCCCATTTTCTGTTGTTTCGCCAGTTAAAACAACTGCTGGGAACAAAACTCTTACTATGTGGGAGTATTATTACTTCATCTATGCGTTTTGGCGCGGTTCCATGCGTATTAAGGCAATGAATGTCATTACCCCTTCTAGCGATGTTACTACACCACCAGTCAAAGGGGGCTTCACTACTATGTACCTTTTTAACACAGTCCAGGATGCGTTTAACACTATAGTGAGTGCTTTTAGTACTAGTGTTCCTGTCCAGCTTGCCAATTTAAATTCTAATGGTTTGACCAATATGGGTACTTCCGCAACTGTGGTCGATCAGCAAATTGAAGGGATGATTGAAGTCGAAGTTCCATATTACAACGTTTCACATATTAGTCCAGCTACTACTTATGAAGGCGGTGCTTCTCCTCCTATTTCTATAACAGATGTATTGCGTGGTCACCTTCCACCTGCTGTTTTACTTATGCAACCACAAGGCACGATTCCAGTTGGTGCTACTAATGCTGCTACTTTTTGGCGCGCACCTGGCGACGATTACTCTCTTATGTATATTGTTGGTGTGCCTCCTTTGGTGAACGTAGCTCGCCCCTAAACTCCCTTACTATTCCCCATCCTTTAAAATTTGTGGGAACAGACATTAATTAACTCTATATTAGATAGTATTAGATTAAGTTTCTTTTTGGTTTTGGGTTTTATTCAGTAACTATCTGCCCTATTACACGGGTATTATTTCAAATTCTTGTCCCTTCAGGACTCTTAAATTAACTTTGTCAGAGTCCGTCCGGACTAACAGGTTTTTCGCAATTTTCCTGCTAACTGACAGCAATTGCAATTTCGAATTTGCAAGAAGATTTACTTCGAGCGTTGCGCCGGTTGCCACGGTGT